TTGTAAAAGACGATCCAATCGGAGAAGAATCAACTCCAACGAATCCAATTAGAAGATTCATAATTGGTCCACAAATATTCCAAATAATTAAAGGAGCATTAATGGATCCAGATATGGAAGATCTTCCAACTGATTCAACAAGTGGTGTTGATTTTAGAATTATCAAAACATCCAAAGGTGGATATGCTGATTATTCAACATCATCATGGTCTAGAAAATCAAGACCTTTAGCAGAAGATGAAAACAAAGCGATTGAGAGTAATACACTTTTCAATCTTAATGATTTCCTTCCAAAAAAACCTAGCGAAGTTGAAGTTAAGGTTATGAAGGAGATGTTTGAAGCATCTGTTGACGGTGAAGCATATGATCAAGATAAATTTGGTCAATACTTTAGACCCGCAGGCTTGTCATCAAGAACAGGTGATCCAATAACTCCGAAAGCAGAAACTCCAGCACCAGCGGCTGAAGTGAAAGCAGAACCGGTTGTTGAAACACCGCAAGAAGCACCAAAGCCAACTGCTGAATCAAGCGGAAAAGCAGAGGACATCTTAGCAATGATAAGAGCAAGACAACAAAAATAATAAAGTATATTGTTGGGGAGGCAACTCCCCACACAACTTGAAGGTAAAAAATTATGGTGAAAGCATTTGACGTTTCTAAGTTTCGTAAAAACTTAACTAAATCAATCACAGGCATGAGTAGTGGATTTAACGATCCTACTGATTGGATTAGTACAGGTAACTATGCCTTAAATTATCTTATTAGTGGTGACTTCAACAAAGGTGTTCCGCTAGGTAAGGTTACTGTGTTTGCAGGAGAATCTGGTGCAGGTAAAAGTTACATCTGTGCAGGTAACATTGTAAAAGCGGCACAAGACCAAGGCATCTTTGTGGTATTAATTGACTCAGAGAACGCACTTGACGAGAGTTGGCTTAAAGCTCTACAAGTTGACACAGCAGAAGATAAACTTCTTAAACTAAACATGTCAATGATTGACGATGTTGCTAAAACTATTAGCACGTTCATGATTGACTACAAAACAATGCCAGACGAAGAACGTCCTAAGATTTTGTTTGTAATTGACTCACTTGGTATGCTATTGACGCCTACTGATGTTGATCAGTTTAACAAAGGTGACATGAAAGGTGATATGGGTCGTAAACCTAAAGCACTTACATCGTTGGTTAGAAATACTGTTAACATGATTGGTAGTTGTAACGTAGGATTAGTTTGTACTAATCACACATATGCATCACAAGATATGTTTGATCCAGATGATAAGATATCAGGTGGACAAGGCTTTATCTATGCATCATCTATTGTAGTAGCAATGAAGAAATTGAAACTAAAAGAAGATGAAGACGGTAACAAGATATCAGAAGTACGTGGTATTAGAGCAGGTTGTAAAGTAATGAAAACACGTTACGCAAAACCGTTTGAGGCTGTACAAGTTAAGATTCCATATGAAACTGGAATGAATCCTTACTCAGGACTTGTTGATCTTTTTGAGAAAAAAGGCTTGCTTGTTAAAGACGGAAACAGACTAAAATATATTGATTCTAAAGGAGTAGAAAGCAAGGAATATCGTAAGGTATGGGAAAGTGGTGGAGAACCATTAGACAACATTATGAAAGAGTTTTCAGATGGTTCTAATTCTATAGAAGAAATTAAAGAAACAAACATTAGCACAGAAGAGGAATAAGACATGGAAGGAAGTCAATTAGTTGAAATTTGGCAATTTTTTAAAGAATACCTCGACAGGAAACAACCTGTTAAGGTAATTGCTGAAAAATTTGTAGATATAATGGCAGACTATGGTATCGGAGACGAAGAGTTTCGTGAGGCCTTGGGTGCAGATGATGATCTTGATAAAGCAATTCAATACTATTTGGATGCTGAATCTGAGGACGAGGACTTTTAATGGCTGGTTGGTATCAGAAAATAGCAAGAGATATTGGTGTTATTCCTGATGCCATCAGACACTATGAGGACGAACTAGAAGTAGCAAAGTCAGAAATTAGAATCAGAGGCAATCTTGAAAAAGCATCAGCAGATATGCCTGGGATTGTTGAACAAAGATTCAATCAATTACAAGAAATAGAAGCAGTCTTACAGTATATGAATATCGAACTACGTAGATTGCGTTCGTCACATTTTAAAAAATATCTAGAAAACTATCAAAGAGCATTGTCCAGCAGAGATGTTGAAAAATATGTAGACGGTGAATCAGATGTGGTTGATTATGAAAAAATAATTAACGAATTTGCACTGTTGAGAAACAAGTGGCTAGGTATTACCAAAGGACTCGATCAAAAACAATGGCAAATGACCAATATTGTTAAGTTAAGAGTGGCTGGCATGGAAGACGCTTCCATATAACACATTACCAAAAAACATTCCAATAAATATTCAAAATGAACTTGAATATTCCATCATACATCATCACAATGCAAGGCAATCAAACAAGTGAATTGCTATCTCAACAATGTTTCGATTCTGCCAAAAAATTTAGTATAGAACCAAAAATTTTCCCTGCAATTCATGGCAAACAAATAGACATTGAATGGAAAAAACACAATTTGAAAGATTTTAAATTTAATCAAAGAATAAAAAAATTAAGTTTGGGCATGAAAGGGTGTACGTTATCACATTTTTTATTATGGAAAAAAAGTATAGAAATAAACAAACCTATACTGATACTTGAACACGATGCATTAATAATCAGACCCATTCCTCACAGCATTGTTGCTAAATTTGACGAAGTGTGCAATCTTGATAGACTGAGTAGATTAACCACAGACTATGACAACAAAGTTCAAGAACATCGTGGAGAAGGTGTGACTGTGTTCATGAAATCAAGACCAATGGCATCAGGATTAGAACTGTATAATAAAACACACATTAAAGGTGCTCATGGTTATATTGTTAAACCACAAGGTGCTCAAAGATTAGTGGATTGGGTATGGGCCTCTGGTGCATTGGCGTCAGATGTTTCCATCAACAGCATAAGTTGTGTGTTAACTTATTCAGATACCAGTTATTGTCGAATAAATCCGCAGTTCTGGAACTCAAAACGAATGAAGGGCACCAATTCTTTTACCAGACCCAATAAACAAGATAAGAAATTAATGAGAGAGGCTAATAATGGAATTTGACAAACTACACATTGGCGGAGACTTACCTATTAAAAAATCTCATGTGATATTCTTCAGTTGTGATCCTGCATACTGGGCAGAACATGGACAATACTTGGCAAGAAGTACACTGTCTTTAAACAAAAAGAATCTTATCCACATACATGTACATATGATCTACGAACACAATCAAACACACAACTTAGAAAATTTAATCCAAGACGAAAATATAACATACACCTATGAAACTCACAGCGAAGGATTTTATGATCAGTTTCAATTAGCAAAGGATCACCCAAAGTTTAGTAGAGGACCAGAGATATGTAACACAAAATCAGACGATGAACTAAAAAGAAAAATATATCTATCCAGTGCTAGATTTTTTTATTTTGATAGATTTTTTGAAAAATTCCAACATGTTGTTCAACTGGATTCGGATGGTATTGCTAGAGAACGAATTCCTTTACACGAATTCAAACTGATTTCTTCATGGCCCGCGGCAATGCGTAAACCCAAAGATCCGAGTGTGTACATTGCTAGTTGTGTGACGCCTGGAATAGGTGAACCTGGCGATAAATTTAAAAAAGAATTATCACAAAACATGATTGAAGCATTTAAAAAACCAATTTATTGGTTTGTGGATCAACATGTATTGAAGGAATTATTAGATGCAAGAGAGTTTGTGTCTATACCTTATAAATGGAACAGTTGGGGACTTAAATCTGGTGGAGAAATATTCAGCACAGCAAAAGGCAATAAGAAATATGGATTTAGATACAAAGCATTAAAATATGCATGGTTCGATGACAAAGACAAATTGAAATTTCATAAAAATATGTCGGACAAAATACAACTGGAAAAGATGCAACAAAAAATGGCAAAGAAAAATAGAAAAAATGACAAATCCTAAAGGATACATTATACATTTAAAAAATCATCAAAAATCTGTTGAATGGAGTAATCATGCACTTACAACAGGACAAAAATTTGGATGGAAACTAGAACTGTATGATGGTGTTGATGGCACAAAAGAAAAGTTAGAAGACTATAAAGTAAAAATTTACCCACACAATAAAAAATGTGTTAGACTGTTATCAAGACCCGGAACACAAGGATGTTTTCTCAGTCAATACAAATTATGGAAAAAATGTTTTAAAGAAAATAAGGAAATTTGTGTATTTGAACATGATGTTGTGTTTAAAAAACCTTTCAGCATTGAGCAAGAATTTTCAGACATTTTAAAGTTTGAAGGATTCCAACCCACTAAACCAATGCCTGTAGGA